CACATGATGGTATCCTATAATTAGGCTCACCCGATTTGTTTGTATAATTTCTGAGTATTTCCTTTGTCGTCTTGACAGATCCATTCTTCTTGGACTTTCTTTCGGTCGAACTCTGGACAAACCAATTATGATCAGCGTCAGCAACTATTTCCTCACCATTATCAAATGTGATCTTATAACATTTCCTATCATGTAGTATTTCATGTGCTTTCACCACTTTACATGATTTTCCATCTATACCATATACAGCATCTCCATCCTTCAACTCTCCCATGGTCGTCCATCCATTTGGAGTATTGATTGGGGTATCCAACGCTAATGCCTTTCCCGATTGACGGCTTGATAACACAATATTGAATCGATGTTCATCGAAAGATTTCAATAATCTCTGTTGATAATCAAAAAGAGGGATGACTTTCTTACCCTCATCGGGATCGATAATATAGAAATAATTGGATGCAAAATATAATAGAGAACCTTTACACTTCTCCATCTCCATCACCATTTCTGGTGTGTATTCAAATACCGCATCAGCAGTTGGGAGATTGGGATTACCCATATACTCCTGTTTTTTTCTTTTAGCTGCCATGATTAAAAGTAATTACCATAAACACTCCCATCACTACCTCCTGTAGATGGTGGGAATATCTCATTTCTCACAATATCATCGGAATTTTCCGTACAAATCTTATTAGCACTCAAAGCACTGGACAATTCAGGGAACAATACTGAAGATATTTTACCAAAGTAAGAATTATCAGCATTTTGTTGATTGAATGCTTCTCTAGGCTCATTAGTAACGAAATTGTGTTCACTACGAACTGCTTTCAGTCTCCATACATAATGACCCATTGCAGGGTTGAGTTCTGACTGATCTTCGTCCATCGCCTCTGTCACTTCAAATATTTTAGCACTTCTACCATTAGGTCTATCACAACCAAATGGATACACGATGATCTTATCCTGTGATTTGGGTTCTACTGGATGATTTTGGAAATAACTCAAAGAACCGAATTTCGTCTCAAATTCATCAATGTGTAAATACAGTGTCAAAGTGTCAGGGGAATCCATACCAGCCAAAGCATAGATAGGAGAACCGTTTTCCATTTGAATATATGCTTTGATTTCCATTGCACTCAACCAATACATCGTGGTGTGTTCTCCGTAAATAGAGTTCATTTGGTCTGGTTCAAAAGTATTGACCATGTAACCAATCGTTACACCGTAATTATTGATAAGTTCTCCAAATTGAGAATTGAAAATTGCTCTTTCTGCTTGGAAATTGGATGGATCAGCAAATCCACCACAATTAGGACGATATACACCAGCGAAAATGTTTTCAGGTGTTAAGCACGATAAGGGTATTGTAGGACATCCAGCCATTATTTTTTAATTTCTACGATTTTTCCGCATTGTTGACCGTGTAAATTGGTGAACATTTTTATGATTTGATTGGAATTCTTTCTTTTAATTTCCTTTCCATCTTCAAATTCGATGCCACCCAAAGATCCCAACTCTTTCAATAATTCATCACCAATCAAAATTTGCCCATTACTTCTGATCTTTTGATATGGTCCTTTGGTTGAAATATTTTTCCTATTAACCATGCGAGCAATATCACTACCACCTTTTTTATTACTAGGATTTACTAGACTCTGTTTGATATTTCCGAAAGCATCTTTGTGTCGGTATTCTAGTATGACACCGTTGTGTTTTTCAAAAAATTCCAGAAAAGATTCCATATTACTATTTAAGAAAAAAGGGAGAATCACCACGATTCTCCCTTCTTGAGTTTATTTTTTTCTAGAAATTATCAGCGGAAGTAATCTTCCGATGTTCTCAAATCAGACACTTGGTTTTGTTTGCCCATGTTTGGTTGTTTTGCACCGTGTAGAGCATGACCGTGATCACCATCGTTACCAACTTTATCTGTGGTTCCAGTTACTTTGGTTCCTTGATTTTTAGGTTGTGGACGACCACCAACTTTGTTGTTTTTGGATTGGAGTTTGTGAGAACCATCTTTGGAGTTTTTAGCACCAATTGTCCCATCGTTACCAACTTTATCAGTAGGGAAGGTTTCTTCATCTTCTTCGTATTCCTCTTCATCGTCATACATATCGCCTTCTTCATCCATTTCATCGCCTTCTACATCGAAATCGAGATCATCACCTTCGTCACCGAGGTCTTCTTCACCTCCAAGAACGCCCATAAGCACATCATGAAGTTTTTGAGCAGTGGCACGATCAAGAGTAAAGGTAACTTCATCACCCATGTCGTCACCAAATTCATCATCACCCATGTCATCACCGAATTCGTCATCAGTAGGAGCATCGGAAAGACCCAATGCAGCGTTTTCAGCGTCTTCGGAGAAATCGCCACCCATAACAGATTCAAACAATTTATCAAATGTAGATTTTTTCATCATAAAAGTATTTAGTCTTTCTCTCGCAATTTTTTTAGATTCTGCAACAATATTTTCTTCAGCTTCTTCTCTTTGCATATTTTTTTTCATATTTTTGAGATTTTTCTCAAGAGAAGCTTTTTCTTTATCAGATAGATTAGGATTTTTCAATTTTTTCTCGATTTCGGAAATTCTATTATATTGTTCTTCGTTGTCTTCTTCATCACAACCACAATAATCATCATTCAATGCTTTATGGAAACCATCTGCTGCTGTAGGTCCGCCTTTTTGGATATCCATTTTATCATTAAATGCATTTTTTGGCATTTTAGGATTTTTTTTGGATTTATTGATATTTTCCTGAGCGTTCTCATTTACAACGGTTTTAACACTTTTAAGCATTTCTCCGTAAACATCTCCTAGTGTTGTTTGTTTTTTTCTCATAAATTATGGTTGATATGGTTGATTGGTTACAGTTACAGTTCCAGCATTAACATCCATATCGAATGAATTAGTTGGATATTTCAATTCAACAGTGGAACCATCAAATTGTGCCAATTCTGAAATGAATTGTGTCAGTTTAGCGTGAAAATGGAAAACTTTGAATACATCAACTCCCAATTCATCGATAATTTCTTGAGGAGTCAAGTTTTCATGATTCCACATGAGATCAATACCATCTCTCTGGGTCTTAACCAAATTATTGAAACAATTTTTTGATAATTCTTTAATACGTCTGGTGGTATTTTCCAGTCTAACCTTCTTCGGCACTGGTACTCGTAATGGTATTGTGTTGTCTCCTAATAATGACATGTTATTATTTAGCTAAATTTTTCCAAAATTCGTAACCTTTTAATGTTTTGCATATATCTTCTCCTAAAATCTCATTTGCTTTAGACTTGGAAGGGATAATAGAATTTTTTATTGTATGTAAATCAACGTAATTATATACTGTATCGTCCTCTGGTGTTTTATTGACTATATTATCAAAATCGTGTTCAATTTTAGGAATATCCAAAAATTCCCAAACTCTATCCATAACATATTTTGGATTATGTGTAAGGTAATCATAATCAATCAAAAGAAACCTATCGCTGTAACCTCTTAAAAATGCATCTTGTAGAATTGCATATGCTGATCCAACTTCACCTTGTAGACTACCCCAGTGTTGCACCCTACCTTGAGTTGTCACACATTGAGGCATCGGACCTTGAGGTGGGAATTTATATGAGCCTTTTCTGTATAAAGACTCGAAAGAAGCTAAAACATCTTTAATATCTCTTACAGGAGCGATAATTTTAACTTTTTTACCTGTTATCGCTTCGATCATCTCTATATTATGACCCCATGCTCTCGATTTATCAAAGATAAATGGTTTATCAGTGTTGTGGTAATTATAAAATACTGTATTGAGTATTCTTTTCAAATTTTCATCGGCAGAAGCATTTTTATCAGCACGGTGTTCTAGCATATTTGACCAAGAAACCTTGATATTGTTTAATAGATTTGGTAAACCAGAGGTAGGAGTACAGAATACATTTTCATTCTGTGCCAATAAATTCATAAGTAGTGTGCTACCAGATCTTGGTAGCCCACCGACAAAAAATATTTCTTTCATCCTAAGATTTAGTCTGAATTAGACAGAAAGCAAAGCTATCTTTTTAAGAGTGCCGTTTATTCTTATAACTAAAGAATTGCCACCGTCTACTGTTGATAGTGGAACTGATGATGATCCAAGAACAAATTGATTACGTGCGGTAGGGACAGCACCAGTGCCTAAAGCAATACAACCTGACAAAGATGCATTTGCACCTGAATTTGTACCAATGAAAATAGAATTATTCGCATTTGTAGCATTACTACCAGCACTCAACCCAATGAAAATAGAATTATTTGCATTTGTAGCACCAATACCAGCATTATTCCCTAAGAAATTAGAACTAAATGCATCTATAGCACCATTACCAGCATTATTCCCTAAGAAATTAGAATTATATGCACT